ATGTCCAATTTGATTCCGGAACGGGAGACCATGGAAGTGGAATTCAAAAGTGATCTGAAGAAGCTGAGCGATTCCGATCTGGTGGATGCCGTGGTTGCTTTTGCAAATACCAACGGCGGCGATCTGTACCTGGGCGTGGAAGATGACGGTACGGTGACTGGATTGCACGAACAGCATCAGGATATTACGCAGCTCTGCGCATTTATTGCAAACCGTACCATTCCGCCTATCTCCACTCGTTTGGAAATTATTCCCACAGACAAACCGGTTCTGGTGATTCATGTCCCCAGAAGCCGAACCGTTGTAGCTTCCTCCAACGGGAAGTTGCAGCGCCGCAGACTGAAAGCAGACGGAACCCCGGAGAATATTCCCATGTATCCCTACGAGATCAGTTCCAGACTCAGCGAACTGTCCCTGCTGGATTTTTCTGCCCAGCCGGTTCCCAATGCAACTTATCAGGATCTGGACCCTCTGGAACGGGAACGCCTGCGCAAAATCATCCGCACCTACAATGGAGAAAAGACCCTTCTGGAATTGCCGGATGAGGATCTGGACAAGGCATTGCAGTTGGTGGTCACAGTAGGAGCGGAACTGATTCCCACCTATACCGGAATCCTGCTACTGGGAAAGAGTGACCGTCTGAGAGAGCTGATGCCCACAGCCGAATCCGCATTTATCATGATGCACGGTTCTTCCGTCACAGCAAATGAATCGTTCTTCCTACCCCTGCTGGCAGCCGCAGAGAAGATGATCGATTTTGTATCCGCGCGAAACCCGGAGCGTGAAATGGAAATGGGACTGTTCCGCATCTCCATTCCGGAATTTGATCACCGTGCAGTGCGGGAGGCAATCGTTAATGCCTTTGCCCACCGGGACTATACCCGTCTTGGCAGAGTGCTCCTGAAAATGGATGCCGACGGTCTTACCATCAGCAATCCCGGCGGTTTCATTGAAGGTGTCACCTTCCGCAACATTCTGAATGTGGAACCCCACGGCAGAAACCCGGTGCTTGCAGATGCTCTGAAACGAATCGGTCTTGCCGAGCGTTCCGGTCGGGGTGTGGATCGGATTTTTGAAGGCTCTCTGCGCTTTGGACGGGATTTGCCGGACTATTCCGAAAGCACGCCAACAACCGTAAAGCTGTTTATTCCCAGAGGGCTACCGGATGAGCATATCATTTCTCTCATTACCGAGGAGCAGCAGCGCACCGGAGAAGCGATGCCTGTCAATTCTCTGTTGGTGCTGAATGCGCTGAAGCAGAATCGGAGAATGTCTCTGAATGAAATTTTGGATGTCTGTAATATTCCTGAGGCGAAACTGAAAGCCACTCTGGAACGGCTCCATGAAGCAGGACTGGTGGAAGCAATTGGAAATGGAAAAGGCCGTGCCTATGTACTCAGTGCAAAATCCTACAAGAATCCTGTCCAGTATGTCCGACAGACGGATATCGACGCACTGAGATACAAAGAACTCATTATGAAGCTCGCAAAAACAAAGCGAGTGATCACGCGCAAAGATGTGGTAGAACTCCTTCATGTTTCCGGGCCGCAGGCGTATCGTCTTTTGAAAAAACTGGAAGACGAGGGCAGTCTGCGCTGTGAAGGAACAACCAGGAACGCACAATATCATATCGTCTAGGGAGAAAACTATGAACGCACGGCAGTCTCTCCGATCCTGTGTACCGCAGGCGGATAATTGATGTCTTTGTAAACTCCGTGTATGTTTTCGGGGACAAAATCGTTTTCACCTACAATTTCAAAGATGGAACGGATACTTTCTCGCTGAAGGATGTGTCTGCTGCCATCCATGCAAAAAGTTCGGATGTGGCATATTCTGCTTCACCATGTAAAAGATCCCGATGCAGACGCATCGGGGTCTTTTGCGTATGTGGCCGGTGTCGCCCCTGGCTCCCTCGTTTTTGGGGGGCCGGGGGCGTTTGTTTTTTGGGGGGTTATTGGGGTTTTTGGTAGGTCAGGGCGCGGGGGCTGTCGGGGATGCCCTGGGTGGTGGGGTCTACCACCACGCCCAGGACGGACAGCAGGGCGAACAGGGCGTTGACCACGGCCAGGAGGCGCTCTCCCACCGCGCTCAGGTCCCACCGCGCGCCGAACAGGGCCGCCACCGTCTGGGCCAGCAGCAGGGCGGCGGGGATGGCGGAGAGCCAGAAGGCTCTGTTTTTCAGGCGGACTTTCCAGTTAATCATGGGTTTCTCCTTTCTGCTCCAGGTCCCGCAGGCGGTGGTTGATGAACTTGATCTGCTCCTCCACCACCGGCATCCGGCGGGCAAAATTGTTGTGCTGGCGGACCTCCCGGGTCAGCTCCTCCAGCTTGGTCTCGGTGACGGCGGCGGCCCGGCTGTTGGCGATGAGCACCCCGGCCAGGGTCATGGCCCCGGTGATGACGGCGGCGATAACGGCTTCCATGGCCTGCCTCCTAAATCACGTCCATGTGGACGGTGCTGCCGTCGATGGCGTAGGCATAGGCCGCCTCCGGCTGCCGGCGGACAAGGGCCAGAATTTCCTGGGCCGTCAGGCCGGGGATCTGGAAATCCATGGCCTGGCCCAGCAGGTGCCGGGAATTGGCCACGCCTCCCACCGCCGCGTTGTGCGCCTTGCAGCGCACGGTGGAGGTGGGGACCATGGGCCGCCCCGCCGCCCGGCGCACCGCGTCCGCCAGGCGCATCAGGCGCTCCTTCGGCTCCGCCGGGAAGCCGCCGCACCGGCCGCAGGGGCAGGCGATATAGGGGTCGGCGCGGGTGAAATATCGGATATCCCGCCAGAATTCCGGGGCAGTGCCGGGGGCGTCCTCCCGCGCCGGCTCCGCCACGGCGGCCAGGAGCTTTTCCTGGGTGGCCGGGCCGGGGATGCCGTCCTCCGTCAGGCCGTGCTCCGCCTGGAACCGCCTGCACCCCCGGGCGCTCCGCGCCCCCCAGCAGCCGTCCACGGCGGCGTCATAATAGCCCAGATACCCCAAAAGATGCTGGATCTGCATTGTGGTCATGCGTGTTTCTCCTTTTATATAGGTGTCTTGGCTCCCCGGTGGGGGAGCTGTCGAGCTTAGCGAGACTGAGGGGGTGTCGTCCGTTGAATGGTAACAGCTCAAAGCTACCAACGGCACCCCCTTTGCCGCTGTCGCGGCACGAAACAGAGGTATGATTGCCACCGGCAATCATTGCTATCCTGATTCGCTGCGCGGAGCACCACCCCCAAAGGGGGGCAGCGAGAAAAGCGCCCCTGAAAGGTTAGGGGGGGCTACAATCCCAGGGATTGTCTGAGGGATTGGATGGCGGCGTCCACGTAGGCTTTGGTGGCGGCGTCCTGGGGGGCGGCGGGGGCGGCCAGGTTCTGGAGGCGGTGGGCGGTCAGGTCGGTGTCCAGGCCCACGGTCAGGGTCCGGCTGCCCGTGGAGCGCATGCCGATGCCCACGGAGCGCTTATCCCGGCTCAGGTCCAGCAGCACGAAGGCGATTCCCACCAGGGCGGAGGCGCTGACGGCGGAGGCGAAGCTGTCCGCCGCCTCCACGGCGCACTCAAAGCTGTCGTCCGGGTCGGCGGGGAGGACGGCGGCGCCGGTGACCTGGAACTGCCCGGCGTACCGGGTCAGCTCCACCCGGCTGCTCTCTGCGCCGCCCCGGATCCGGCTGACGGCGGTGTAGCGGGCCGCGCCGTTCTCCACCGGGGTCAGCGCGGCGGTGAAGCAGACGCACAGGTATTCCCCGTTGCTCTGCTCGGTGCCGTCGGCGGCGCAGCGGAAGGCCCGGGTCACCTGGACGGCGGGCTTGGAATAGGCCAGCACAGTGATTTCCTGCCGGGCGGTTGCGGTCCTGCCCCGGCTGTCCGTCACCGTGGCCTCCACCGCCACCGGGCCGCTGTGCTCCAGGGCGAAGCAAGCCTCCGCCTGGCCCTCCTGGGTCAGCCCAGCGCAGCGGATGGCGGTCTTCCGGATCGTGGAGCCGTATGCCCCCGTTGCCGTCACCCGGACCTGGGCCTGGCTCTGGCCCTGGATGTAGCCGCCATGGAGGGCCGGATAGCCCAGCCGGTCGCTGACGGTCAGGCTGACAGTGGGGACCACCTCCGCCGGGATGGGACATTGCAGCCGCAGCTGATTGCTGCCCACCGTCTCCTGCCCGTCGCAGGTGGTGACGGTGAAGGTGAGCTTCACCCCGGTGTCCGCCGGGGCCTGGGCGGCCAGGGCCAGCGGCGGCGTCCAGCGCAGGGTGGTCTGCGCCGTCAGGGTTGCCAGGGTGCCGCTCTCTTCGCCGCACTCCCAGGCCACCGTATCCCGGAAGCCGGACGCCGCCCGGTTCAGGGTCAGCGTCAGTTCCTGCCCCAGGGGGACCGCCTCCGCCTCCAGGGTGGTGGCCCGGGGGATGCGGGGCAGGGCGACGGAAGCGGTGCGGGACAGGTATTCCAGGGGGGCCTGGTCGGCGGTGTAGATCTGCACCGCCGCCGCCACGGTCGCCTCCGCCGTGCCGTCCTCCCGGTGGGGAATTTTCAGGTCATAGGCCGTGTAGCCGCTCCAGCTGCTCTCGGTGCCGTAGTCCCAGTCGCCGTCATAGAGGATGGCGCAGCGCTGGGTGCCGCTGAGCACCAGATTGGCGGCCAGCAGGCCGTTGACCCGGATGTCCCCGGCCAGCAGACATTCGCCGTGGCTCACATCCTGCCGGTTGCGCAGGGCCAGGCGGGTCGCCCGCACGGTGGAGTAATTCCCGGCCTGGTTGGTGGTCACCTTCAGGGTGACCCGGACATCGCTGCCCAGCTTGACCACAAGATTCATTTATCTCTTCCTCTTCCGGGCCGCCGCGCCCATGACGGCCCCCAGGACCGTACCCAGCACGGAGGCGGTTTTCTTCGCCGCGGCCTTGGGGGCGCTGCTCACCGGGGCGGCGGCGGGGGCAGCGGCGGGATGGTCCGCCGCCCACTGCTGATCGTAGCGGCGCTTGTTTTCGTCGAATTCCTGCTGCCATTTCCAGTCGGCCACGTCGTCCCGGTACGCGCCGTAGTCGCTGTCCCGCCGGTCGGCGTACTGCTTTTGCAGCCGGTCGGCCTCCGCCTGCCAGGCGGCCAGGGAATCCCGGTAGCGGGTGTATTCCTCCCCCTGGGCCCCGGCCAGCAGGTCATATTTGTCCCGCAGGCCCCGGGTCTGGAGCTTGTACTGCTCCATGGCCAGGCTGTACAGCTCCGGGATGCGGTCGGCCAGTCCCTCCAGCTGCCGGGCATAGGCCTGCTGGCCCACGGCCTGGGCATAGGAGCTGCCGTAGCCCCCGGCCAGGGCCGCCGCCTGCCCCATGGTATCGGACATGGCCCGCCGGGCGTCCCGGACGGCCTGGCTGCGGTACTGGCGGTACAGCGCGTCGCCGTTGAGCCGGTATTGGAAGTCCTTCTGGTTCAGGATGCGGTCCATGGCCTCCTTCAGGGCCTGGTCGTATTCCGAGCGGTATTCCCCCGGCCGGGCCTGCTCATGGGCCCGCACCGCCTCCCGCGCCCGCTCAACCTCCCGGGAGGCCACATATTCCTTCTTTTGTGCCATTGTTTCTCCTTTATCGTATCCTTGGCTCCCCAATGGGGGAGCTGGCAGCCCGTAAGGGCTGACTGAGGGGGTGTTGTTCGTTGAATGGTGACAGCTCAAAGCTACCGACGACACCCCCTTTGCCGCTTCGCGGCACGAAACAGAGGTATGATTGCCACCGGCAATCATTGCTATCCTGATTCGCTGCGCGGAGCACCACCCCCAAAGGGGGCAGCGAGCGGGTGCGTCCAAAGCGCCCCTGAAAGGGGAGCTGGCAGGCCCAAAGGGCCTGACTGAGGGGTTTTGCAGTAGGCAGTTGAGGTTTTATAAAACCTTAGGCGAATTCGTAGAATGTGCGTCGTAGATTGTACGAATTCGCCCAAGCCTTGGCAAAAATGTAACTGCTTGCCGCACCCCTCAGCCGCTGCGGCGGCAGCTCCCCTTTCAGGGGCGCTTGGGGCTTGACCTCTGCGAATTCGCCTTGGTACATTCCGATTGGTATTCTGCGTACCGCGCCTGACCCCTCCGGCGCGATGCGCCGCCTCCCTTTTCAGGGGAGGTTAAACTCGGCTCCCCAATGGGGGAGCTGGCAGGCCGAACGGCCTGACTGAGGGGGTGTGGTTCGTTGAATGGTAGCAGCTCAAAAAATACCAACGGCACCCCCTTTGCCGCTGCGCGGCACTTCCCCCAAAGGGGGCAGCAAGGGGCTTGTACGAATTCGCCTTGGTACATTCCGATTGGTATTCTGCGTACCGCAAACCCCTCCGCCACGCTTACGCGCGGCCCTCCTCCCCTTTCAGGGGAGGTTTTTATCTTATGCTCAAATGGCCGTCGGCGGAGAGCTGCCAGATGTAGGGGCCTTGCTGGAGCTGGGCGGCGGTGAGGGACTGGGTGGTGATCTGGGCGGCGTCGGCGGCGGTAATGTGCAGGCGACGGTCGCTGATGTAGGCCACCTCCACGTCGTTGCTGTCATAAAACGACAGCTTCTGCGCCGTCAGCCGGGCGTAGCGGCGGAAGCGGATGACGCCGTCCTCCCCCTCCTGCTGGCCGATCTCCACGCCGTAGACCCCGTCGGCCAGCTCGCCGGAGCGGATGGTGGCGCTGACCTCCCGCACGCAGGAGCGGAGCTGCTCCACGGCGCTGTCCAGCTGCTGCACATTGGTGAACTGCTGCTCGATGGCCCTGGAATTGGCGGCGATGGCCTGGCCGGTCTCCTGGCGGAAGGTGCCGAACTGGCTTTCGGCCACATATTTGCCCTCCAGCCGCTGCTCCACCCGCTGCTCCAGCACCGCCGTCACCTGGGCGCTTTTCAGGATCAGAGATCTGAGCCGGGATACCTCCTGCTGCCGCTGGGCGGCGGTGGGGGCGGCATAGACGATTTTCTCCGTCCCCTCCCGGCCCTCCAGGGTATCAAAGGCATATTGCAGCTGGGCGGTGAGATTGCACAGGTAGCTTTGCAGCGCCCGCAGCTGCTCCGCCGGGGTGCCCCCGCTTTGCTCCGGGGGACGAAGCTCCAGGCCGGTCAAAACACATCACTCCCCTGTTCCATGGTCTTGGTCAGGCTGTACAGCCGCATTTCTCCCCGGCCCGTCAGCCGCAGCCGCAGGTGGTCGCACCGGCGCACCGGGGCGGGCAGGGTCACGGAACCCAGGGGCCTGCCCTGAAGACAGGCCAGGCGGCGCCACTGGGCTTCCTCGTCGTAGCGGACCCACAGCTCCATTTCCGCCCCCTGGGCCAGGTACAGCCGTAGGTTCAGCCGGGTCAGATACTTGCAGTCCGGGCTGGCCGCGCCGATCTGTCCGGTCTCGGCCAGCCAGGAAAAATCCCCCTCCGGCTCCCCCGCGCCGGTGACGCTGACGATCTGCCCGGCGGCGGTCAGGAAGAACAGGTCCTCCCGGCAGGCGCAGAAGCACGCCGCCTGGGTGTCGTCCTCCCGGTGCCACAGGCCCCTGGCCGAATCGTAGACAAAGAGGTGGGACTGCCCCGCCCCGTCCTTCATGGAGATGTAGTATTTCCCCCGCAGCGCCCCGGCGGCGGCGTCCCGGTAGAGCCGGCCGCCCAGGGCCTGGGAGACGTCCGCCGGCGCTGCCCCGTCGTAGGCGCACACCCCGGCGGGGGACTTGTAATAGAGCAGCTGCCCCACCAGGGCCAGGCTGGCGGCGCTGCCCCGCTGCACCCCGGGGCAGGGGGTGGATTGCAGGCGGAAGGCGGCGGGATAGCTGCCGTAGATCTTGTGGATGTACCCCTCCCGGAAGAACACCGGGTAGCCCAGGTGCTCCGCCGCCCCGGTGAAGGGGCCGTCCGCCCCCAGGCTGACGGCGTAGCTGTCCGTGCTCAGTCCCTGGAAGCGCTGCCAGTTGCGGAAGTCCCCCAGGGCGCTGGCGTAGATTTCATTGACGGTCTGCCCCTTGCGGTCCGGGCCGTAGCGGCAGCCCCAGAGCCGGTTGCCGCACTGGATCACATAGTCCATCTCCGGCACGTACCGGCCCAGGCGCACCGGGGTCTGCACCGTCTGCTCCCGCTCCAGCAGCCCCGGCAGGAGCACATAGTCCTGGCCCAGGGCGGCGGCGACGCCCACCGCCGCCACCCCCTCCGGCCCGCCGGACAGCTCCAGCGCGTCCCCCACCCGGAAGGCCGCGCCGATGCCCGCCGCGCTGACGCGCACATAGGTCGCTTCCACGCTGACCCACATGCCGCTGCCCGCCGACCATTGCAGCAGCGCCCCATCGCCGGAATTGTCCAGCCACAGCGTGCCGTTTTCCGGCTCCTGGGGCTCCTCGCTCTGGATATAGGCGGGGATCATGGTCTTCCCGTCGGCGTCCGCCGGGGTGAAGCGCACCGGGCCGGAGGACAGGAACTCCGCCTCCAGGCTGCCCCGGTCCGTCAGGTCCACGGTGTTGATGTACTTCTTATCCGGGAAGATCACCACATACGCCCCCATGGACACCAGCTGCTTGGGGCTGTCCGTCAGGTGCATCTCCGTCTCGTAGCCGTTCATCACGAATTTGCTGCCGTCCACCCAGCACAGGCTGTCCTTGGCGATCAGCCCATGGCAGGCGGCGGGGCTGGCGTACACCCCCCGCCGGGGCCGGGTGGCCAGCAGGGGGAAGGCGTCGGAGGAACAATTCTCCATCTGCGCGAATTCCCCGCCGCCGATCCGCGCCCCGGCGTTGTAGCCGCCGAAGCGGGTGATGTTTTCCCGGCTGAGTTTACCCTGCTCCAGGGTGGGAAACTCCATGGCCATCCCTCCTTAAAAGAATCGTCTGCGGCCCACGGGGGCGCTGCCCCGGCACACGAAATTGGCGTACTCCTGCCACAGGGCGGAGAACAGGGCCATGGCATTGTTGTATTTCAGGTATTCCTGGTTGGCATAGTGGATCTGGGCCTCCAGATAGCGGCAGTACAGCCCCTGATAGGGGGCGGGGGCCAGCAGGACGGTATCCGCCTCCACCGCCGCCTGGGGGGCATCCGCGCCGCACCGGCCCAGCATCATGCGGGCCATGCCCTCCACCTGGCCCAGCCACGTCAGCTTGTCCGCCTGGGAATAGCCATTGTGCAGCTTCTCATCCACGCTGCGGATCGCCTCCAGCGCCGTCATGCTCAGCCCTTCTTTTCCAGCCGCTCCAGGGGCGCGGCGGCCTGATTCTCAAATTCCAGCGCCTGGGCCAGCATCTTCTCCTGCCGCTCCAGCACCTTCACCACATTCCAGGGCAGCTCCACCTCCACCCCCCTGGCGATCTGCCAGGTGTGGCCATTGATGCCCACAAACACATCCTCCTTCTCGCTCCGCGTCAAAGGAAGCTTGATCTTGATCTTCTTGTTTTCCATGGTTTTTTCATCCTTTCTAAATTTATCCCAAGCGCCCCTGAAAGGGGCGGTTAAACTCGGCTCCCCGGTGGGGGAGCTGTCGAGCGTCAGCGAGACTGAGGGGGTGTCGTTCGTTGAATGGGAACTGCTCAAAGTCCCCGACTGCACCCCCTTTGCCGCTTCGCGGAGCACCATCCCCAGATGTATGATTGCCACCGGCAATCATTGCTATCTTGATTCGCTGCGCGGAGCACCACCCCCAAAGGGGGCAGCGAGAGGGGCCGTCAGTTCATTTTGGCTTCGGGGGAGAAGGCGCTGCAGCATTCTACCCGGTACAGGTAGGCCTGCTGGAGGATCTCGGCGGTTTGCAGGGCCTTCCAGCCCACGGTGCTGCGCTGGTCCAGGGGGTCGGCGGTGCCGGCGCTGCCCAGCTGCTTGATGATGGTCTGAAGGCCGCCGCCGGTGACCTCGGTGACGCCGTAGGCACCGTTGGCGATGAAGAGGCAGGCGAATACCGCCAGGCCCGCCGGGCAGTCGTTGTCCGTGCCGGTGTACACCGCCGCCTCGGAGGTCTCCACGAAGCGCACCCCCGCAATGCGGCCGATCTCGCCCTCGAACTGGTTTTCGGGCTTGCAGTACTGGTGCATCTGCTCCCAGCGGGGGTCGGACATGATGTCATAGGCCACGTAGGGGTGCAGGATGCACACATAGTCGCCGCCGAACCTGGGGGCGTTGGCCGCCTTGAGCATGGCCGCCACCTTCTTCACCACGTCCACGGTGAGCACGCAGGTGCCGTCCAGCTTGGTGCGGTCGTCCACGGCGGTGACCGTGCCGCCGGTGCCGATCTTGGGGCAGTAATAGACGTTGGTGCCGGACTGGAGCACATTGCGGGTGATGGTGTCCAGGGTCAGGCCCGCCTGATGGCCCACCGCCCGGGTGGCCTCCAGCACGTTGTTGTCGATGGCGGTCAGGTCCAGCACGTCGGACAGGCACACATAGTCGCCGTACTGCCGCACCTGGGCCTCCACGGCGGTGGCGGTCATCTTCCGCCCGTCGGGGGTGACGCCCTCGGTCAGGGGGGTGGTGGCCTTGGGCAGGGCCGCGTAGCGCCGGAATTCGATGCGCTTGCCCCCGTTCTTGGGGATGGGCCGCTTCTGGCCGAACTGATTGTGGATCAGATTGGGAGCCGCCTCCTCCAGCAGCGCCCGGTCATAAAAGGTCTTGTTCTCCACCGAAAGCCCCGCATCGGTGGTCACGTTCACATTCTCCGCGAAAAGCTGAAGATCCATCTTGTTTTCCATAACATTTCTCCTTTTCGTATTTCTTGGCTCCCCAATGGGGGAGCTGGCAGCCCGTAAGGGCTGACTGAGGGGGTGTGGTTCGTTGAATGGTGACAACTCAAAGCTACCAACGTCACCCCCTTTGCCGCTATCGCGGCACTTCCCCCAAAGGGGGCAGCGAGTTGGTGCGTCCCAAGCGCCCCTGAAAGGGGAGCTGCCGCCGCAGCGGCTGAGGGGTGCGGTAGGCACCCGCGTTTTTATGAAATCCCAGGCGAATACGCACAATCCCACTTGGCTCCCCGATGGGGGAGCTGGCAGGCCGAACGGCCTGACTGAGGGGGTGTGGTTCGTTGAATGGAAACAACTCAAAGCTACCAACGGCACCCCCTTTGCCGCTTCGCGGCACTTCCCCCAAAGGGGGCAGCGAGGGCCTCTGCGAATTCGCCTTGGTGCATTCCGATTGGTATCCTGCGTACCGCCGGAAACCCCTCCGGCGCTGTGCGCCGTCCTCAGTTTTGCATTAAGCAGCTGTACGCCATTCTGTGAATGGCTACACCTGCTAAACCTTTCAGGGGAGGTTAAAAACCCTATCCGAAGCTGACCCGGTGGCCCTGTTCTACCAGGCGGCAGAGTCTGGCGTAATCGGAGGGGGACAGGGCGGCGACGCTGGAGCCCAGCTTGACCGCGCCGCTGCCGGTCAGGCCGTTTTCCGCCGGGCGGCTGCCGCCGGCCATACTGGCTGCCAGCTGGGAGCGGGTATACTCGGCGGCGTAGGCCATGGCGGCGGGGAGCAGCTCCCGGAAGTGGGCGCCGCAATAGGCGCTCTCCACGTCCGCCCCGCCGCGCAGCAGATTGCAGAACAGCTCGTTTCGTGCTTCCCGGCGGAGATCAAGATCCGGGAAAAGCTCCCGCAGGCTTTCCGCCTCCCGCACGATGCCGTCATAGATCTGGTCCACCCGCTGCCAGTGAGCCTGGGTCCCGCTCTCCGCCGCCGGGGCGGCCGCCCCGCCCTCCACCGGCGTCCCCTCCGTCCCGCCCTCCGCCCCCTCGGCGAAGAGCTGCATCCAATTGTTGTTATCCAATGGTTTCTTCCTCCTTTTCCAGCCGGAGCACGCCCTCCAGCGTTACGTTTTCCGGGTAGGCGCGGGCCAGCTCGTTCAGGCCCACCTGGGCCGTCCAGAATACCAGGGCCGCCGCGTCCCGGTGGGCGGGCAGCGGGCGGGCGTCGATGGCCGCCTCCCCCGCCCCCAGGGCGATATGGGGTGCTTCCGCCAGCAGCCCCGCCGAAGCCAGGTGCTCCGCCGCCCGGCCCAGGCACCGGCACAGGGTGCTCACCCCGGCGCACACCAGGTCATGCCCCCGCTCCCCCGCCCCGGCATGCCCCCGCACCCGCAGATGCAGCGCCCCATCCGGAGCGGTATAAAACCGTACTGTTACCATGTGTTTCTCCTTTGTGTGTTTCTTGGCTCCCCAATGGGGGAGCTGGCAGCCCGCAAGGGCTGACTGAGGGGGTGTGGTCCGTTGAATGGTGACAACTCAAAAATACCAACGGCACCCCCTTTGCCGCTGCGCGGCACTTCCCCCAAAGGGGGCAGCAAGAAGAGGCGCTACGTGGGATTGGTGGATTCGGCGACGCGTTGGCGGGCGGTGCGGGTGGCGTAGGGCTCCTGCTTTTCGCCCCGGAGGCCGGCTTTTCCGGCGGGCCGACGCTGCGGCTCCTGCCGTTCCTCCGGCGTTTCCTCCGGCGCGGCCAGGGCGGCGGCGGCCAGGGCCTGGCGGTACTGCCGGGCGCTGCGGGCGATGCGCTGCATCACCATGTCCTTGCGGTCGAAATCCATCATGTCCATGCAGGCCAGGGCCTGCTCCGCGTTGCGGGGGTCGAAGAATCCGGCGGAGTAGAATTGCAGCGCCATCTCGTTCTGGCTCAGCCGGGAATAGGCGCTCTGCTTCTGGGCGCTGACGCTGATATCGAACAGCGGCGCGCGCTCCAGCCCCGTCAGCTCATCGGTCTGGGCCTGCAAGCCCCGGTTGCTGTAACGGATGAACTCCTCCGCCCCCGCCTCGCCCACGATGCGGAAGCACCGGGGCAGCCGGTAAAACTGGCGGATCAGCTCAATGACCATCAGGCAGATCTTGCGGAAGGCCCGGTAGGCGGCCTTGTTGCTGTCCCGGCTGAGCTTGCTGCCCGCCTCCTGCATGGCGGCGATGGCGCTGGCGGCGGTGACGCCGCTGCTGGTGCCGCCGGTGGAGATATCCCGGTTGCCGGTGACCTCCTTCAGTTCGTCCACCTTGCCGTTGAGCACCGCCAGATACACCTCGCTCAGCCCCGTGCTCCGGATGGGCAAAATGCTGTCCTGCCCCAGGCCGCCTTCCACGTGGACGAAGTCCCGGCTCAGGTCGCCGTACTCCTCCTCGTTGACGCTGCCGTCGCTGCGGATGAAGTGCCGGGGCCGGGCGTTGACCAGCATGTTCATCAGGATCGCCTGGTTGCCCCGGTCGATGTACTCCTGGGCGCTCTTGGCCACGTCGATGTAGCCGAAGCCGCAGGGCGTGCCCTCGGTGCGGAACAGCGGGTCAAAGACGAAGGGATACAGCCCGTGGTCATACCAGCCCCGGCTGGCATACCGCTCCTCATTTTCCGAGGCGAAGAGCACCGTGTCGCCCACGAATTTACAGTAGTGCAGCACCGTCCGGCCGCCTGCGGTCTTCTTGTAGTACCAGTCCACCACGGCGCTTTTCCCGCTGGTGTCCACCCGGTCGTCATACAGGTATTTGCTGCTGACCTCCTCCGGCGACCCCAGCTTTTCCGCCAGCTGGGGGTAGGCCTCGATCAGGCCCGCGTTGCTTTGCAGCTCCACGTGGAACACGTTGGCCGAGGCCTGGATGTCGGTGATGCCGCTCTCCCAGAAGAGGTTCAGGATGTCCACCTTGCGGATGGCGATGTCCCCCAGGCCGTTCAGGCGGCGGTCGTCCCAGAATACGCCGTAGATGCCGGTGCCGGATTTGAGCTTGCAGTCGTTCACCTCGTCGTAGACCTGCTCAAATTCGCTCTGCTCCAGCACCACCGGCAGCACGGCGCTGAGCAGCCCGGCCTCCGCCCGGTCGCTCTCCTCCCGGGGCAGCACATTGGGGCTGGGGAAATTGTCCATCACGTCCGCGTGCTTGCTGGCGATGGCGTTGAACAGCCACCCGGAGGTGGGCTCCACCTGGGATTTGCCCCGGCCCCGCATGCATTCCCAGTGGCGCAGCTTGTACCACTGGGCGTTCTCCACCACCCGGCGTTCCAGGTTGGCCTTGCCCTCCTTGTAGCGGTTCAGGATGGCCCTGGCCCGGCGCACCTGCTCCTGGCCGATGGGCAGCTTTTTCACATTAGTCATTGATGATCTCCATTCCCGGCCGCTTTTCGGCCGCTGTGATCTGCTCCCTGGGAATGTCCAGGAAGAGCTTCAGGGGCGAGCGGGCGTAGCCGTCCGCCGCCTTGGGGAGCCGGGGCCGGATGGGGCGGCTCATGCAGAAATAGCGCACTTCGTCGGCCACGTGATCCTCGCCGTCGGTGTCCACATCCTCGGCGTTCACCCGGTCGTATTGCAGCAGGGGCATGGTGCGCCTGAACGCCCGGCAGTTCTTAAAAATGTACATCTGGGGATACCCGTTCTCGTCCAGCTGGAGGCGGTAGTGCACCTGCATCCAGCCGGGCAGCCGCTTGTTGTCCCCGGGCTGGAAGAATACCTGGTGCCGGGCGGCGGTCTGGGCGATGCTCTCGCCGGTCTCCCCATCCCAGATGGCGGGGTCGGCAATGCCGGTGATACGCCTGCCCCGGAGCCAGCGGTGCTCCGTCTCGATCTGCCGGATTTTGGAGAATACCTGCTCCGGCGTCCAGCGCACCCCCTCATTGGGGGTGGCGGTGCAGCCGTACAGCTCCAGGATGCGGTAGGCCACCCCGTCGTAGTCCACCGCCCACCAGCCGCAGGAGAAGGGCCGGTGATAGCCCCAGTCGAAGCTGCGGTACAGCTTCCACTCCTTTGGGATCTCAAAGGGCTCGATGACGTGGGTGTACCGCCGGTCCCGGTAGTGGTCCGGCCGGTCGTAAAAGTCCTCGAAGAACTGGCCCTCGTATACGTCCCAGTCCCCCTGGAGCCAGGCCCTGCGCAGCTTGGGGGGCAGCTTCTCCAGGCTGCGCAGATACTGGGGCTGGCTTTTCATCAGAGCGGTGTTGTCGGTGCACAGGGCCTGGATGAAGGCGTAGTCCTCCGGGTGCTCCTGCTCCTGGAAATTGCGGTCGATGAACAGCCGCTTGAAATACCCGTGGCTGGGTCCGCCGGGGTTCAGGGTGAAATAGGTGCGCTTGGGGAAGTCGTTGGCCCCCCGGACACAGGCGTCGATCTGCACCAGCCAGCTCTCCTGGAACTGCCCCGCCTCGTCGGCGAACCATACGTCGTACTCCGCCCCCTGGTATTGGCCCAGATCCTCGTCCCCGTCGCAGTAGCCGAAGGTGATGGTGCTGCCGCCGGGGAAATAGAAGATCTTGTCGGACTTGTTGTAGCTGGCCACTCCATTCAGCATCAGCAGCAGGGGGGCGATGTGGTTGTTATACAGCTCCCGGTAGGTGCGCCGGGTGATGAGCACCTTGATGCCCGGATAGTGCAGACACAGCAGCACCGCCTTCCAGCGGACGAACCAGCTCTTGCCCCCGCCCCGCGCCCCGCCGTAGCCCACATACCGATGCCGTTCCAGCAGCGCCAGCCGCTGCTTCCCATTCGGCGCCGGCATCACCAGCTTACTGGGCATGATCTTTTCCTCCCTTCCCCAATATCGTCACGCGCATCCTCGGCTCCCCGATGGGGGAGCTGGCAGCCCGTAAGGGCTGACTGAGGGGGTGTCCCCGGTTGAGTGGTAATATGTACCGCTCTCAACCATCCAACGTCACCCCCTTTGCCGCTAGCGCGGCACTTCCCCCAAAGGGGGCAGCAAGGGGGCCTACCTTATTCCGCATAGCTCTCCGCCGCGCCTGCCAGGACTACGGTGATGCCGGGGTCGGACGCGGCGTTCAGGCTTCGCTCGATCTGCTTCAGCTTCAGTTCCCGCTCCCGGGCATCCATGGAATCGTCCTGACGCAGGATGTCCTGCAAGTCCTTCAGCACCCCCGTCAGCTGCTTCAGCCCCGCCCGGTCCACCAGGCCCCGCTCCCGGCCCCGGTGCAGCTCGAAGCAGATTTCCCCCGCTTCGTCCTTGCTCCGCTCCCGCCGGGTCTCCACCCCCATGTCCAGCTCCCGGACCGCCTGCTCCAGCCGCTCCAGCAGCCCCCCCGCCACCCCCCGCACCCGCGCCTCATATTCATGCTCCATGTTGTTTCCTCTTTTCATTTTGGTTGAACCGACCGCACCCCATAAAAGCGCCCCTGAAAGGTTTAGCAGGTGTAGCCATTCATAGAATGGCGTACAGCTGCTTCATGCAAAGCTGAGCTGGCAGGCCCAAAGGGCCTGACTTGTGCGCCCGCAGGCGCCATGCAAGCGAGCAACCGCCGTCAGGCGGCTCTTAGCGAGTCGCAGAGGGGTTTTGCGGTAGGTACTTACGGTCTTATAGAATCCTGGGCGAATACGCACAATCTCCCTTGGCTTCCCCCGGGGGGAAGCTGGCAGACTTGACGTCTCTTCGGAACCGGCAAGTCTGACTGAAGAGGGATGGCGACAGGTAAAGATACTGTTCGCACTTCGTCCAATGGTACCGGCCTAAAATTATTACAGATTCATTTACCACATGGAGAACGGCTTTTATAAAACAAGAACGTTCCCTCACTCACCGAACCCTTTATGAAACCTTTGGTGCACGCCGTCCCTCATCAGTCTTTTTTGACAATCGGTTTCGAAGTGCCGATTGCCAAAAAATCCAGCTTCCCCCCGGGGGAAGCCAAGGGAGGATGGTACGAATTCGCCTTGGATTTCATAAAGCGGCAAGTGCCTACCGCACCCCTCAGCCGCTGCGGCGGCAGCTCCCCTTTCAGGGGCGCTTGGGGGCTGGATTGTACGAATTTGCCTCGGTGCGTTCTAAAGGTATTCTGCGTACCGCAGCTGACCCCTCCGGCGCGATGCGCCGCCTCAGCTCTGCATGAAACAGCTGTACGCCGTCGAGGACGGCTACACCCGCTAAACCTTTCAGGGGCGCTTTTCTCGCTGCCCCCTTTGGGGGAAGTGCCGCAAAGCGGCAAAGGGGGTGACGTTGGTGACTTTGAGCTGTAACCATTCATCGAACAACACCCCCTCAGTCAGCCTTGCCGGTTCCGAAGAGCCGTCAAGTCTGCCAGCTCCCCCACCGGGGAGCCGAGGAATTGTGCGAATTCGCTCAAGGTTTCATAAAAACGCGGGTGCCTACCGCACCCCTCAGCCGCTGCGGCGGCAGCTCCCCTTTCAGGGGCGCTTGGGGGTTTGCCCCTACACCTGCTAAACCTTTCAGGGGAGGTCGGAAACCTCCACCAGGCGCTGCCATACGCAATCCTCGCAGAGGGTCTCGCCGTTGGGGAGGGGGAGGCACCAGGTGCCCGCAATGTGCCGGCCGCAGTCGGCGCACACCGGGCGGCGGGCCAGACGCCGGTCCGCCGCGGCGGCGCGGCGCTCGGCCTCCAGCCATGGCTCACTCACGGCCCCGTCCCTCCCACACGCTGTCCAGCACCTGCATGGCCGCGCACAGCGGGGCGGTGGTGCGCCCGTTCTGCTCCACCCGCTCGATGAGGATGAACACCCCGCCCAGCAGCCGCACGAACATCCCCGTCCGCACCAGGCCCCCCGGCACCCGGGTCATCCACACCCGCCCTTTGGCATCCCGCCCGGTACACAGATCGTAGCTTTTTTCCATATTTCCCTTTCCGTCCAATTTATTGGACACGTTGTAGAATATACTTTTTTCAAAGAGATTCAAAATCCAGTTGAAAATTTTGAACTCCCATGTTAAAATACTCCCGGGACGGGCAGCCCCCCGCCCCGGATGCAT